TATCCAGATGTTAATGAATCTAAAAATGGTATACAACCTTTAGCCGTTCTTGTCTGTGCTGTGTGTTTTAATTTTTTGAACCACTCTGGTATGTTTTTTTTGGCTGGTATTGGAAGTTCTAACTTTGCATCTAAATAATTTTGCTCAGTTTTAAATACAATATTTTTATAAAACATTGCACTTCTATATCACAAATATAAATTAAGTAAATGAATTACGGAAGCTCAAATCTAGAAACCACAGTATGTCCTGCAGCATCCATAACTTGTTCAACTGTTTGCTGAGTTGGATAACTTAGAGAATCTAAATCAAAATCCATCATAGCATCATAATAATTTTGTAATTTATTTATCTCTGTTAGATTTGGTCTTGTTCTTATTACTTGTCTAAATTTTGCTCTGACTCCCATCCAATCTTCTTTAAATTGATCTCTATTTTGAGCTTTTTTAACTGTGTCTCCACCCCAAGTTATTTCTTTTGAACTAGGGTCTATTGAAAAAGGATAGATATCATACATTTTTATTTTTGCCCACTCATCGTCCGTGATATCTTTTGAAATGTAATGAACATCATTATCCCAACCATACTCGCTTTTTATAGCCTCTGTTTGAGCCACTCCATGAAATGTATTATCTTCTTTTTTAAAAATTGCTATAGCCATAATTAATCCAATATGTTTTCGTATAAAACTAAAAATCCTTGTTGGTTTAAACCCTCAGATGGTGTGCCTTGTCCATAACTAAAAAATCCATTTCTAGACATATCAATGGCTGCAGGGCCAGGAGTAACTGAGTTTTGAGCTCCATTACCGCTTGATCCACCACTACCTCCTGGTGCAGAAATTGGTGAGGGACTCAATGAAGTTGCCCCACCAGTTTGACCTGATTGACCATTTTGATTACCACTACTTCCTACTCCGCCTACACTAAAAGGGTGTGGGCCGAAAGGTTGTGATATTGGAAAAAAGAAAAATCCAGCAGCTCCATCTCCACCACTTCTTGCTGCGCCTGAGTTAGTTGTTCCTCGTCCACCTCCAGCGCCTCCTGCATAAGCCGTAATTATACTCGTATTCGGATTGGCTGTGAAGTTTCCTGATGCAGGTCCTTGCTCTGCAAGAGTAACTTGAAATAAAGGAGATCCAGCTGATCCTGTGGCCGCAGCTGTTAATCTTCCGTCTTCATCCACTGTAATGTTTGCAGTTGTGTAAGTTCCAGCAGTAACTGCAGTAGATTGTAATTGTGAAGGTCCTACTGAATTTGCGGCTAATTTAGTTTGTGTTACGTTTGATTGTAAAATTTGTGCTGTCCCTACTGCGTTTGTAGCGAGTTTGGTTTGTGTAACATTAGACTGAACTATTTGTGCAGTGCCAACAGAATTGGATGCCATTTTAGTTTGTGTAACATTAGACTGAAGAATTTTAGCAGTCGTTACAGCGTCTGTTGCAATCTGTGCAGCAGCAACAGTTCCGCCTAAAGTATCTAAAGATATTTCTTTTAAATTTGTTCCATCTGAATAAGCTGCAAAGATGGCTGCTCTGTCAGGAGAAAAACCTGTTCCTGATGCAGTTTTAATTGTTAAGTTCGTTGGATTAGTTAATCCAGTGCAATCAAAAATATAATATTTTTCTATGCTGTCAGGTATAGTACACACTGTGCTCGCTGCGATAGATGCAGTAGCAAATTTAATGACCATGTTTCTAGCATTAGACAACGTGGCGTCAGACATAACTAATGCTAAAGTACCACCACTTGAAAGTGTTACTTGTTCAAAACCTGCAATAGCTTGCTGAATAAGATTTAAGTTTGTATTTGTTTTATCACCCCAAGTACCAGCGTTTTGGCCA